ATGAGTTGCAATAAAAAAACAAAACCTGAGTTTACGGATGAGCAGCTTGCTGAGTGTCGGGATGGATGCCTAAAATTGGCCTCCGATAACAGGTGGTGTGGTCAGTTTGGTTGCTACATAGATAAAAAGGAAGCTAAGCCACGGATTATTCAGCCCCAGATTATTAAGCCACCTACGATGGTGCAGATGGCTAAGCACTTTACGATGGCGATGGCTAAGTGGAGTGGCAGTGGGTTTAAGCTGGTTGATAAGGATACGTATTTCTTGCGTAGGGAGCGATGCAGTTTGTGTACAGATAAAAAAGATTGCCCTATATGTGGGTGTAAACTGTGGGCTAAGGCAGCGTTAGCCACTGAGGAATGCCCGAAGGGTTATTGGAGTGACCATGCCTGTAAAAACAAGTAGAGACTATATACAATATAATTTTCCAGGGCCTCACATGAATCGTGGTGCGGCCTACACCAAGATAATGCCCGGTTCGTGTGGACGCGTAGTTGGGGCTGACTGTAGATACGGGGAGGGTATCCGTAAGTTCTACGGGATGAAGTTGCTGGTAGACCTCGACGGTGAGTCCGGACTGGGTGACATAGATGCCTATTCTGGCCCGAGTTTTATGCAGGCAGTGACTTTCCAGAAGCGAGGTACTGTTACCACGTATCGTGGCTTCGTAATCAGGTGGGACGCGATAGATAGTCTGACCGACCAGCAGGTTGATCTGGTGTATACTGATGATAATGGAGCCACCTGGGCAAGAGAAAATATATGGGCCACAGGTAGTGGGATTACCAGTACGGTGGCGATGCAGTGTGCCGAGACCGGGGATTTCCTGATGATCGCCATCGAGGGGCAGTCCTGTAAGACGGTGTATTGGGATACTTCTGGAACCCCGGCACTGACGGTGGTGGATTCAGGAGCTGGTGCTTTTACGACGTCGCTACCAGAAATCACGTATGCACCAGGGAGTGCTCCGGTGGCGGTAGCTTCAGATGATGGATATTATCTACGGTTAGGAGGTACTTATCAGTTTGCGTACCGATTTTATAGTTCCACCCGAAATGTGTACAGTGCCATGAGTACGATACATACGACGGTTGAAGACGCAAACAGCTATAGTAAGTATCATATTGAATTTCCAGACAGTAGTGCATCCTTTACATACACTGATAGTGGTGCAGGGTTCGCTGATTTGTTTGATACGCTGCAGGTGTTCAGATCGGTCAATATAGCGGGTTCTACCTCGGCGGGGGCATTATTGTATCTTGATACGGAGCTAACACAGGCAGGAGTAACCACTCCGGACTTGAGTGATGACTCTAATCCGTGGACTGATGTGGATAAGTGGATTGCTCTGACGTTGGATGTGGGGAGGATACCCGATGAGGCATTATTTTTTCAAGAGACATATAATCCGGAGACGGACATAATGAAGGCGGTGCCTGAGTCGGGGGCTATCGGTAGGTATCAGGGGATAACGCTGATAGCACAGGCTGCTACGGATGAGGGGGGGTTTAATACGCTGCACTCGGCTGCGGATCAGTTGTCGCCAGAGTATTTTACCAGTTATAACGAGTACCAGGCAGATACTATGGATGGGGTGCCCTTGAACTATGTGAATGGGGCCGATTCGTGCTATATTATGGCAACCAGCTCGATAGTACAGGTGAATAAGAAATCAGATACTCAGCCGCTTAAGTTTACCAAGATGCACCTGAGGCGGGGAATCGTAGCTAAGGAGGCCGCCCATTCGGTGGGTAACAGTATCGTGATGCTTAGCGGGCTGGGTTTTATGCTGCTTGATGGTACCCGCGGGAATGCGGCACAGATAACCGCTGCTGACCGGGTGGTATTTGGAGATTGGGCAAGCGACCTGGCTAAGGTTAAGAGTGCCTATGATGCCAGGATGAATACAAGCTATTTTCTTAATCCAGATGATGACGAGATACTGCAGATAGGCCACTCCACACAGTCGGTGTCTATGCTGGAGGGTGCTAATTTTGTAACAGTATCCAGTACGATAGATATAGTGGATGAGGACATGCAGAGGGCCTACTTTATTACCGAAACCGGATTGATCGTGTATCCTGACGCCAACACGGCAGGCTCCGGAACCATGTGGGCCCTGGACGATGATGGGGCGGGCGAGTATACATTTAACGGGGCAACTACAAATGTAGGTACGGATAATGTGATAGATACAGGTGCAACCTTTAGTGACGATATGATCGGTGCCCTGGTGTACATGACAAGCGGAGACAATGCCGGAGAGTCCCGCGTGATAGAATCGTTTAAGGGAACTACGATGGTACTGGTGACTGCGTTTGATAATCAGATTGCGATAGGCGATACGTATGCAGTTAGCCCTGTACCATTTAAAGTTAGAATGTGGCCCCTCCGGGATAATGACCCACGGGTTGCGGTATACAGATTCAAACGGTGGAACATGACTTCGATAACCCTTGAAGTAATCGACCAGTCCGGCTTCACAAACCTATCTAATAATAAGTTCAGACTCTCAGGATACCGAAACGGATCATCTAACCTGTCCAACTCTTCATCGTACGTCGCGGCGGACACTAATCCCGCGGATATGTCTGAAAGTATTAATATAGATGGAATAGTAGTAGAACCATATATAGAACAAATATCAGTCGGTACAGGTTTTGAGTTGACAAGAGCCGAAGTAGGTGTTACAATAACTGAGAGTAGAAATGCTGCTGATTAGAAAGGAAGTTGATTATGGCAAAGTCGGTAAGGCCTTACGATTTTGATACTGATGCTGCTGACCCCTATAATAAGCTTCTCCGTGAAGCTGTTAGTAGAGATACAGCAAGTACTGTGTCCAGTAGTCCTGGTTTGACTCGTCAAGCTATGGGTGGAAAACCAGGCGGAGGTACTGTAATGATGGGTGGGGGTGGCCCAAGAATAACACCCCAAATAAAAGCGGGGCAGGATAAACTTACCGATATGGGAAAGGCTTATGACGTTCCCGGTATAGAATCTTTGATGCAAACCATGACCTCACCTAAGAGTCAGGCTATGGCTGGAGCGGCCCTTACTGATTTTGGTGCTCAAAAGAAGGCTATGAGTAATCAGCAGGCTGAAAACGAGCAGATACTCAGTGCGATCACCGAAAAGACCCGGAATTATCAGGAGGGCCTGCAGGAGGCCGAAGTTGATATGGAAAAGACTACGGAGCGTATGTCCGAGAGGTGGGAAAATGTTGAGGCAAAGGCCGATGAGTATGTGCAGAATACGTATGATCGTAATGTGGAGATGTTCGATAGGCTTGATACGCTTAGTGATGAGTTGACCGAGAGTAGGAATAGTGCTAAGGCACACGATATGCAGGTGGCAATACAATCTACTATTGGGGCAATGACACGACAGGAAAAAGATATTGCCTGGAGGTACGGTAAAGATAGTGCTGAGTATCAGGCGTTCAAGGGTCAACAACACCAATCATTAGCTGTGATGAGTAGTAATATTGCAGCTAAATATCAACAGTTCGCCGAGCAGGCGGCTCAGCTTCGTCAGCAGTTGACCGCTGAGGTTGGCACCAAGATGGCGATGTACTCGAATTTTGCCGAACAGAATGCTCTGGAGACGGCTAAGCTGCGGGCCAATTCCGAAATACAATGGGAATTAAAACTATCACAACAGAAGGTTGCTCTCAGGCAGCTTGACCTGGCGGGCGAAGAGAATTTGTCTAAATGGTATAATGCTATGCCTGAGCTGACAATGAACTATTCCGGGTTAACGGCTTTGCTGGCTAACATGGCATCTGGTCGCAGCTATGCTAGTGTATCAGCTGGTGGGGTTAGCGGCTCCGATGGTGGAGGTAGAGTTGGACAGGAGGGGTCGTCTGATGGTAGTTCGAGTGGTGGTACGGCGAGTGCGAAGACGAAGTCTGATTCGAGTACGGGGGGTAGTCGGCCCTCTGCTGCAGAGCGTAGAGCTACTGCGTCAGATCGTACTATAGAGGTTAACCGGAGACGCCAAGCAGCTGCGGGGGCTCGCACAAAAGATACACGTGAGAGAATTATAACTCGACCTGCTGGGGATATGCCAAATAGGTATAGTAACCAGTATGCTTAGTGATTGATGTGATTGGAGATTATTATGGGTTTAGCTAATGAAATGCGTACGGGGATGACACCGCTTCAGTTTGGGGCTCCCGATCCTACGATGGTGGCCAGTGTTGCTCAGGATAAGCAAAGGGCCCATGAGACTGGGATGCAGCGTTCCTCTAACGAGGCGGGAATGCAGCGGGCTCAGTTGCAGGCTGTAACGCAGCAGGATATTACTGATCGTCAAATAGAAGCTCAAACTGAGAATAATAAGCTGCTTGACCTCAGCCGAAGAAATGAGGAGGAGGGGCGTACGGCTCGGGCTAATGCTACGCTGGAGTTCCAGCAGAAGGTATTTACTTCTGAGAAGGAACGGGCCGCAGCCGCACGAGAGCTAGCTATGGATATAGCAACAGTGAATGCTGCACAATTAAATCGTAGTCAAAATCGTAATCTCGCGTTCGAGCTAAAAAAGTTGAAATTTGAGGCTCGGTCGAACTTGCAGAAAAGAAACGGCCAAAATGAGATTATTAAAGGGACGGTGGAACAGAACCAACGTAATAAGGATTTTGAAAACAATAAGGTTAATTATCAGGGTTTGGTTGGGGAGGCACTGCCTGATTTTCTCACTATGAATAGATTGATGGAGGATAAGAGTAAGTGGGAGAAGGAGACGGCTGAAATGGAAGAGGAAGGGGCTACTATCTGGGGTACGTTTAAGTCTGGGTTGCCTGGTGGTAAGGAGAGAATAGACAGGCAATTGGCTAAGGAACCAGAAGGTAAATTGGTAGCATTTGATCCATTAAAAGGAGCATCCGTTGAACTGTCCAAGATACTTGGGGATAAGCTGCCTATTTCGTTCAATCAGTTGGCTGGTCCTCAGGGTGAGAAGCTACTGAGTGCGGCGATTGTGGAGGGTAAACTTACTGGAGAGGGACTGACTAGTCTGCGGGAGTTGATAGAGGGGTCGTTTCTGGCTCTTGACGCTCATAGTGATAGGGTTGGTATGACTCCGACTGGAGGGGTTAAGGTGCGGGAGTTTTATGACACACACATGTCGCCAGCTATTAGTAAGTTGTCACGTATTAAAATAACCCTGGCACAATTGGGCGATAGTGATAATAAAGATGTAGCTACAGCAGCGAAATATGCTATGGGTACGGCTGCTGCTGATATTAGCTCCCGATTGGAGAAATACACTAATATGCAGGCTGATCCTATGGCTAATCTGGATTTATTATTCAAGGAATTAGGGACTGATAAGTACGTACCTATCCCTAATCCAAATAACAGTAGTTTTATTGCCAATGCTAATGAGCAGGGTGCAATGCAGCAGGCCGCTTATCTTCTTTTGCTTCAGGGCATGGATACACAGGTTGAAGTTATTGAGTCAATAGGTTCAGGTGCGAATAAAAATATAGAATAAGGAGTTTATTATGTTTCAACTATTAGGTATCATTGACCCTATAAGTCAAATTCTTATGGCTATTGCCGGGGGTATGGTAATGAGCAAGGGTATCGGGCTTTTTGGGAAAACAGGTGAACGGGCTCATGCGGAGAAGATGCAGGGCAAGGCCGATGAAGCGAGCAGAATGCAGTTCGAGGCTATGAGTAGGATGTCTCAGGCCGCTGGCACCAGAGCGGAGAAGGTACAAGCACTGAATATTAAGACCGGGCGGGAAGATAGGACTTCCGAGCAGGAGTTTCAGCTATTGAGAGATATGCTTAGTAGGGATCAGAATACTTCGGATAAACAGATGGCTATGGTAATGGCTATGTTGGGAAATGCAGGCAGACCCCCGGCAAGCGTTGGTGGTAACCTGGCTAACAACCCGTCATTATTGGCTTTAATGAGATAAAGGGATAGACAAATGGCAAGCAACCAATCACTTGAAACTTTAATTAAACAGATTATGAACTTAGCCCGACAGACAGGTAGGGGGGGTAATCCTGTATCAGCAAAGGGTATAACTGCGCTCATCCGAAATGCAACAGTTAGTCAGGGAAAAGAAATAGTTATTGCGGCTAAGGTTGCTGAGAATACTATGGGGGAACCCCGCGTCCTGAAAAAACTAATTGATAATATTAGGGATATAACAACCCAAACTACAGTAGCTAAGACCGGTTCAAAGTTTGCTGGGGTACGGAACTTAAGCGATCTTAAAGCAACCGTGCAGGCAGTAGCTTCCGGCACTGCTGGAGGTGTAGGTGTAGGTTCCAGTACTGCAGGTATTACAGGCACCCCACCTATGGGTGGTGGGGTTATAAAAGGGGTGGCCTCAGAGTTGGATGATGCAGCTAGATTAGCTGCTGGTGGCGTGGATGATGCAGCGGCGGCTGCTGGTGGCGTTAAAGAGATAGGTAGATTGGATAAGATTAAGGGTAGTTTCAATAAACTCAAGAAGCCTGGTGGTACGGAGTTAGGTTGGGGGCTTGGTATTGGGTTGTTGTATGAGTTGCTTAGTGGAGGTATGGATGTAAAAGGGCAGGCTATGGATAGGGATATTGCGGAGGCTCAGGCTCCGACACCGGAGATGATGTTCAGACAGGCTATGATGCCCGCTGTGCAGGGTGAGTATCAGCAGAATCTGGCGATGCTTATGCAACAAATGCAGGGAGAATCGGGAATGCCCCAGGCAGCACGGGGTGAAGAACTTATAGGGGGTTAGAATGGTCATAAGCAGGACTATGGTATTTCCCTCTGAGCTGTATGATCGTAGCTCTATTGCTCTGGGTAACATGGCATCAGGAGATATGGGGGCTGCGATGACCGCACTGATCAGCCCGATGAAGCTGTCTCCGGCGGAGATAAAGTCGATAAGGTCGGCGTTCATGCCCAATGAGGCAGCTAAAAAGAATCCAATTATGGCCACCGCTATGGACCTGGCCACAAATCCAATGATTATTATTGGTCTTGCTATGATGCTGGGGCCCTGGGGTAAAATCGCAAACCCTAAACAGCTAAATGCCTTATTAAAAGAAGGTAAGGGTTTTATCAAGGGCTCCAGTCCTTTCTTGCGTGGTTTGTTTAGTGACTTTACAAACTACCGTAACCTGTGGTACAAGAAGGATTTTCTACAGTTGCTGGGTCAACAGACCAACGAGACCATACTGGTGCAGTCGAAGCTGGAGGCTAAGTTTGATGATCTGGTGGCGGTGATGGGCCAGAAGTTAGGTAGGAAACTGCTTAAGGAAGACTTTATGGCTATAGAGTCCTATGCTCGTGGCTTTAATAAGACAGATAATATATTCAGTGTGAAGTATGGAGATATTCTGGGCACAAAGGTACCCCTGATGCCTAAGCTGCAGGCTAAGCTGGGCCCGGTAAGATTGGAGGCTGCCAGAAAACTAAAGGCACTGTATGCTGAGGTGGATGGGCTGATGACTAAGGGGCCTGGATTTGCTGAGCACGGAGGGAGTGCTATGCACGAGATGGAGCTAAAAGGGTTTCTGATGCGATCCGGCACTACAGGGTCTGATTACTTTCCGGCTCGTGCGACAATCAAGAGTAAAGCACAGGAGTGGCTCAAGCTGAGTAGTGCTGAGCTTAGACGGAGGTATAGGGAAACCCTGAACGTGGCGTTAGAGGGGAGGACTGCGGGTAGGAGTGCTGCTACTAAGGGGTATTCGATTCCGTTGCAGGCTGACCTGGAGATGATGAAGGATTACTTTGATCCGGTGCAGTATAAAAAGCTGCTTAGTATTGAGCCCACGAATATTGAGAATGCCCGCAAGGGATTGACTAACCTGACCGATGATATGATTAAGTTCTATGGTAGGAAAGTAATGCCCAAACCGATCAGTGCAAAGGTCAAAGCACGGGTAGCTTCGCAGTTAAAGGTAGTAGATCAGAAAATAGACGCGATCCGTAATATAGGCGTAGAACACCATATGCGAGACGTAGGCTCTTTAACACCGGGGAGGACTATAAGTGCGTTAAACAAGGCAAAACTAAGAGCCTTAGCTGCCGAGCGGGATACGATTAGGAGTGCTCTTCGTACACCTGGTGGGACGGTTGAGGAGATTGAGGCGGGGTTTGAAGAAGTGATTGAGGGTATAATGAAGCACCTGCATGTATTTGAGTCTAAGAGTGAGATCAGAAGTAAGCTGGTGAAGGAACTTGCGGAGGCGGCTAAGTATCGGCCTAAGGATATTAAGGGGTTAGTTGATTTGCTTAGTGTTGAGGTTGGTTCGGTTCCGCGGTTTGGATTGAGGGCAGATGTTACTATGCCTCGGTTGTTTAAGGCTGTGTCTCCTACACACAACTGGTGGATCAAAGGGTATGGGCCCACGATGACTAATATCGTTAAGACCGGAGATAAGTGGCAGCAGACAATGTGGGGGGACTATACGGCGGCGATGATGCGGGGGATGATGAATCCCAAGGAGTTTGCTCGTAATCAGTTTTTCAGGAGTACTACGCGGGCGGCCCAGGAGTTTTTGATCCAGCCCGGTAAAGCTCAGAATTTGATACCTTCCAGTACGAAGCAGTGGATGATAGATGCGTTGGGCGGTTCGACCGGTAAGCTGTCGGCTACTACGTTTGGCGGAGCACTGGCCTCCAGGATGTATGCTTCTACGCTGGCTATGAATATGAGTCCGGTTAGTAAGAATCTGCTGCAGAACTATATTACTACGCTGCCTATTGTGGGTGGTAAGTCTATGATGAAAGGGATGAGCAGGGTTACGGGGGGGCTGGGCAAGTTGGCTAACTGGCGGAACGTTAGGATGCCTGGAACTGGTGAGCTGGCTAAGAGCTTTGAGGAGGCTTTTACGGTGGTGTTTCCTGAATACACAGGGCAGTTTCCCAGTGAGCGGATCGCACAGGCGATGATGACTGGGGATATAGCTAAGGAAGGACAGATTCTTGGTAAGCTGGGGGGTATCAGGAAGATAGAGAAGCTTATGATGATGCCGTTCGCGGGGTCTGAAAAGTTCAATAGGTTGTTGGCATTTTACTCGTCGCATGACTGGGCCACAAAAGGCGGGCTGGCGGCGGCTGACGCGGCGGGCATGGCTGGGCAATTGACCCGGCTGACTCAATTTTATGGGGGGACGTTGGGTGTTCCTAAGTGGTTGAGGGGTGTATCGGCTCCTGCAAGGCAGTTTATGCACTTTCCGATGAGATATTTGGAGTTTTTGTATAACTCGTCCAGGATGATGCACCCCGGTGGGCCGTTGGGTGAGGGGGCCAGGGGGATTACTACTGGTATTATGGGCAGGACGATGGTTGGTTCGGCGGGATTGTATACGGTGGCGAAGAATTTGCTCAATACGGATGTTAGTGGCGGGTTGGCATTTGCGGCTCTACCTTTTCCTCAGTATGAGAGTTCACCGTTCTATCCGTTTCCGTTGGTTCCACCTGCTATCTCGGCGGTGGGTGATGTAGCCAAGAGTGTGATGACGGGTAACTATGAGGGGCTTGGGGGAAGGATGGCTGGTATTGCGTTGCCTGGGGGGTTGGCGGCCAGAAGGGCGTATAGGACGTTTGCACCTAAGTATGCGGGGTATAAGCAGAGGTCGGCAGAAGGTAAGATTCCGGTGTACAATAAGGATGGGGCACTGATCTCGGAGCAGACCCCGATGCAGTTGGTATTGAGAGGGATGGGTATTCACAATGCTGATGTGGAGCAGGAACGTAAGATGATGCAGTATTTGCTAGGCCAACGTGAGATGCTCAGGAAGTACAGGAGGGTGTGGATACATGAGCTGGCAAACAATAATATGGAGAAAGCCGCTAAGATAAGTAAGGAGTTCAGTGAGAAGTATCCGGAGCTGGGTAAATTGAAGGTACGGAAGTCTGATATACGGGCGTACAGGGATCGTAGGCATATAAACAGGATTCAGCGCGTACTGAAGGGCTTCCCCAAAGAGTACAAGCCTTTGTTTTCGGAGTTCGCGGGGCAGGCCATACACAGTAAGATCGGGAACTACCTTGATACGGCCCCGGAGTCTTTAACCATGTTACTTGAGGATTGATCATGGGCTGAGCGATTACAGGATTGATTATTCTTGCATTGCTGCTGGTGTTGATAGTGGTCGAGGATTAGGCAGGTGTGGGCCAGGAATGAACAGGCCTGTTTCATTAAGCACAGTTCTGATATTGGCTGACAAGGCATAGGTGTTATTGTTTGTGGTGTTTCTACGACTCTCTACTAGTATTGCGGTGTGCATAAACTGTGAAATTATTGCAGCGAGGGAGGCCGGGGGGGTTCTGATGAGGGTCGCTAACTGGTTTATAGTGTATGATATGTTGGACTGGGGCTTTTGATAGAGTGCCATAAGTAGACGCCTGCGAATTGGGGATAACGTATCGATCACCACCCGAAGAACGAAGGAGGTATCAGAACCTGTCCAACTCTTTCTGTTGTCTGCGATTATGCGACCGAGTCCGAGGGAGGTTAGTTGTTGCATCAGACGTGCTCCAGATTCCGCCTCTACGGGGGAGCCTTTGATGGGACTTGTTCGTAGAGTGGATAACAACAGGGCAATACGGGCTAACTGACGGTCGGTGTCGGTGTCTATGGTTGGTAGAGGGTCGGTGAGGAAGGTTTGTTTTATCGTTAGGAGTTGAGCCTGTACTTTGCCTGCTAGTTGGGCTCTCCAGAGGGTTTTGGTGGCAAACTTGGTTGAGATGCTCATAAGGAAATCTATCTGGTCGTTGAATGATTTGGTTACGCGACAGGTGCGGAAGGATACGAAGCGTTCACCAAGCTGCTGGTTGGATTCGTTGTAGGCATCTATGTAGTCAGTGACGGCTGCTATCACACCGAATTTTGATACATAGGAGCGTAAGCCTGAACGCCCCGATGGCTTGGCACAGTGGCCGTCGTAGGCATCCCGGAGGTCTCCGCATATCTTGGATACTTTGGTGGGGTTGTCTTGTAGCATGGCTGTCATGTCTTTCCAGATGAGTAGTTTACCATCAAGGAGTTTGATCAGGGAGGGGTCGTTACCTTCGGCGTCCTCGTAGCCGGAGAGGAGGGCGTTCTCTGTCATATTGGATATGAATATGTAATCTTTGTGGCCCATGTAAGGACGTAAACACTCGGTTTTGCTGGTGGACGGCGGGCCGATGATGTAGCCCCAAACCGGTTCGGTCAGCTTTGGGTGTTTGTTTGCAGTATAGAGACTTATGATGTAGTCCACAACCATCAGGTCGTCCGTATCGAGGGTTAGAGCCTCCATGTACGCACTCCTGATGAGGGACAGTGCCGATTCAGCCATAGTTGGTTACTCCTTTAGAAGGGGTCTCAGTAGTCCATCGGCAGTAACTGCTGCTATGTGCAGAACGGTGTAATCATTACCGTCGGTGCCAATAAGACTTTGGCAAATAGCGGTACTGCGTAGGTTGTTATCGACAGGTACACGTGCCGCCTCAGGCCAAATGTTTTCGGGTATGTATGCCCGCATTTCCTGATGGGTCTTGAGATAGGCTTTGACTCGTGCCAACCATACGGTGGGACCAAAGGGTTCTATGGTGGGAAGGGCCTTTGATATTTTTATCAGATCGGTGGTACGTTTTGGGTGTTGTATTGTCAGACATAAACACTTGTGCATACCGACAAACTGGTTTCCGGGCAGGGGATACCATGCAAGACCAAACCTGCGGGGTATATAGATGTAGTAACCAGGGTTTGGGGTTTCCTGTTTATGTCGATATATGTTTATACTTAGAGCTACGGTAGGGGAATGTCCTTCTATGCAGGTCTGAAGTCCTTCTTTGACGATTCGTGCCCGTGCTCTTGGGTGCGAGGGGTCTACTTTGGGTTTCATTTTAGTTATACCTTTCATAATAAAAAGGACTGACGGCAGGGTTAGCCACCGCCAGTCTGGAGAGAAGAAACAACTACGCTTTTCACTACTTGACTATTCAGTGGCTGCTTCGGGTTCAGTGGGTGGATCTACTGCTTCGGATTCAGAGGCTGCGGCGTCGATGACTTCAAGGAGAGAGACGTTGGTGAACTTCTTGCCGCTCTTGCGGCTGATACCACGCTCCACACCTGCGGTCACTACGGTGCCGACCGAACCTGCAACGATCTCGATAGATGCACGAAGGTCGTTAACGATACGCCCAGCCAGTACTGCTACGGCTGGCTTGAGGGAGTAGGCCAGGTTCTTCGAGTTGAAGAATCCAAGCGTGAACTCCTTGCCATTGAGATCGGGGTCGCCCTCTGCGATAAGGGTTCCGGTTAGCTTCCACCATGCAAGCGGGAGATCGCCCTTCTTGCTGATGCCTTTGTCGTACCCGCTGATCATGACGGTATACTCTCCGTCCGGGGGCATCCAACTACTGAACACATCAGCATCTGAATACTCCTTCTCGAAGTCGCCGAGTATAGATTCAAACTCAGCATCCAACTGTAAATCTTGTTCTGCTTCTGCCATTGCTATGACTCCTTTAATTAAAAGGTTAAAAAAATATGGGTTTTACGTAACGTATACCCTTACATTCCAATCTTTGTTTTTATACTGGCTATTGCTTCGTCGTACGCCTCCTTGAATACTCCCCAACCAGTCTTGGCATCGAGGTATTCTGGTAGGTCTATCTGGGTTCGCATGGTGGGTACTCCGCGACGCTTGCTGACCTTAGAACCAAACTCAGGTGTATTGGCTACATTCAACACTACTCGGGTGACTGTTTCATCCCCAGACCTGACCTTTATCTTCTGGCCTTTGACTGTTTTAACCAAATACTTAGGTACAGTATGAGAGACAGGGCTAATCATGCAGGACAGTTCGCTGTTACGCATGATCTGGTGTGCGAATGAGTTAAATAATACAGGTCTAAGCACGGTACGCTCTGCTTTACCAACCACGATACTCTTTTCAGTCAGATGACCGACTACCGTCCACGCGTACCCAGCACGCTCCAGGCGTCCGATGTAATCCCAGGTGGCATTACGGAGTATGGAGTAACCAGCCCCGTGCGAGCCATACATGGTGATGTCTACACAATCGTACTGCAGAGATAGTGGGGCATTCATTACTTCGAGCAACTGGTCGATGGTATCTATAACTACCCGATCAAAAGGCCGGTTCTTGCTGGCACCGTCAGCCTCAAGCTGGGAGACAATAGCATCCAGCTGTTCTTTGTTCTTTACGTATAGCCTATGGGCTTTGGTGTTGGGTATGCCGCTTGCCCCCTTCTCGAAATCGAGGATGAGGGTACGGGGACTACTGGATACGAAGGTAGTCTTGCCTCCACCAGGAGGGCCGATGATGAACATACGAACTTCGTTTGCCTTAACCGGATCATACCCAGTCTTAACGCCGAGGTTAAGGTACGCCGACGGCAGAGACTGCGGCCTTATCTCAGTCATAGTATTAGGCGTCTGCGTTTGGGGCTTTGGGGGTAGCTTTGCCTTTGCCTTTTCCTTTGCCTTTGCTACGGCTACTTGTAGGGGTGTTGGTGGTGGTGTTGGTACTGGCATTTTGTTTCTCCTTAGTTATAGGTTTCGATTCTTGTTCGGATTCTTGTTCAGATTCTTGTAGGGGGGCGGGTATGTTTGGGGTTAGGGGCATCTTGGGCTCTACTACCACGAAGTGTTGGTGGAGGAGAGCAGGCCAGGCAGCCATGCTGGTGTTACAGAGCATGTAATAATCGCATACACGCTGGTAATCCTTACAGGTTGCTGTGGTGGTGTCCCGCGGGAACATATCTACGAATAGAGAGCCTGGCAGGTCTTTGGGGGGCATAGCACGTTGATAGGCACTACAGACACGCAGATTACCGTATAGTTCCGGGTTGTCCAGCGGCTCATTGTAGAGTATTGAGAATGAGCGGATGGCCTTCTTGCCCTGCTGGATGTACCAGCTGCGACAGCGTTTGACGTAGGCATCGAAGTTGGCATCCTTCTTACAGAATTTAATGGTAGGCATTTGTAAGAGGTCAAGGATGAATCCCTTGGGTGCTTTCTTCACTATGGCGGAAGCTAACAACCGGTACATTCTACACTGCAGGCTGAATTGATATCCGGTTAGGGTGTACTCTACGTCTCTACTTGTGGACTTGAAGTCTCGTATGTAGGCGTCACCGGTGTCCTTGTTGATGAGTACCTGATCGACCGTACCGCCGATGGCTACCTTGGTTGTGGTGCCGTCGTGCATGTCCAGATCGACGTAGATATAGATCAATTTCTCTTTGGCTATAATCTCATGGTTGTCAGGGGTAGGGAAGTTCGCCCAGTAAATCTCGGCTATCATCAGGGCCTTGTTGAAGTAGTCTTTTATCTGTTTAATTACCGAGGCCAAATCGCCCAGCAGGTCCTCACCGGCATCTATACGCAGGGTGAGCTTCTGCATCTGAGCAGCAACCTCGTCGCGTACTATATATACGCCATCTGGCCCAACCTCCATCAATCGGTGTACGAGATGACCCTGAGAGCGGGCACCGGCATCAGCGGAGAACTTGGGACGCAGGCACCATCGATCTCTGTACATAAACTTACGCTTACACCTCAGACAGGTACTCATACTGGACTGGTGGAGTGGCTGCATATAGCAGGTCAACTCCGAAGTGTCATTTACATCTATAGGTAGTGTCTGTGGCACGTATGACTCTTCCGGTTGTTCAACAGGTGCGGCGGCGGGGGGGAGAATTAGTTTGCTCATAGCGGTTCCTTTCTACTTCAGCGGGGATAAGTTCCGATTCCCCTGTGTTATTATTTTTTAGGGTTAGGTTAATTTAGGTTTCCTTTTCTGAGGCGATCAAACCACGGCTGCTTCTGTGCCTCTTTGCCATGTAGGGCTTTGTGTTCATCTACAATCTTCTCTAACGCTTCATTCACAGCAGCGTCGTCAATATCAAGTGCCGAAGTCTCCGGTGTTGCGGTATCCACTGTTAGATTGATCTTGGATATCAGAAAATCACGTATCGAGATATAAGCAACGGGGTCTACTAGTGTGACACAAGATTCAGATTTAATATTACCCTCAGACGCAGGCATAAGCAGTATTGGGGGACATCCGTCAGGGCTCAGATGCTTCAGCATATTGTCACCGGGGGTATTCATTGTTTCTCCTTAAGAAAATAAGTGCCGGGAGTGATAAGGAATCCTTACCTACTCCCGACCTGTCCAACTCGTTCCATATAATATATTGAAACTCTCTCGGGTTGTCAAGAGAAAAATAAAAAAATTTCAATATTTTTTACGTATAGTCATCGTACCCAAATACAATCACTGCTCCAGCAGCACTACCGTCTACGGTAGGGGTTACCCTAAGTATTGCATTTTCAGGAAGAACTACGGTATGGGGAAAATTCATGGGTACTGTACCGATAGCACCAACATAGAATATTGCACCACCAAACAAATCTACTGAGGCAGCTTCTCCCACCTTAGACTGGAAGGAGTAGCCTGATGCCGTAACATTTGATAGTGTTATACCTGTTATGCTAATACGTTTGTTAGCCCCGGGAGATGCTAATACAGTCATCTCAGCGGTGCCAGCTGGAGGTACGCTGGCGGGCCAACGGGTTGAGTTCTCTACTCTTATTGGTCTTACTTCTATTGAGGCCATTATGTTACCTTTCTTGTACTTTTACATTTAAATATAATCGTCATATCCGAAGGCTACTACACCACCCAGGCTATTAAGATCGCTTGATAATGTTACCTGCAGGGCTGCATTTTCAGGTAGAACCAACGTGTGAGGAAAATTCAATACTACCGTAGTTGCGGTAGCGACTATGTAGCCATCCGCAAGGAGGTTTACTGATGCTGCTGACCCTACCTTAGATAGAAAATTAAAAGATGAGGCTGTTGCAGGAGGTACCGATACGATTAGCTGCGTGATATTAATGCGCTTATTGGCACCCGGGGAGGTTAATAGTACTTGTTCGGCGGTGCCGTCAGGGGCTATCCCGGCGGGCCAACGGGTTGAGTTCTCGCAGCGTATTGGTCTTACTTCGCTTGGCATAAATTTACCTTTCTTATTTGTTATTTTGTTCTTGTATTTGTCTCATTGCGTATCCGAGCATCAGGTGCACGACAGCTGTACCCAGTGCCCTGCGTGATGTCGTACTACTGGACCTTGAGGCCCAGAGTAAATTGAAGTTATATTTTGCAACTATTCTGCAGAGACGGTGCATTACTTTTTCGGGGTAGACGGTATCGCTGCTGCGTAGTATCTGGGATGGGCTTAGCTCAAGGAGGAGAACGGGGTGTTTAACCTTGGCTAACTTGTTGAATGCTTTGGCCTGTCTGATCTGATCTTTGGGGTCGTAGAAGTTCTTGAGTAACTCTAGGACAGATGCTTTACGTTCCACGACACAAAGGTCAGGGTAGTTCTTGAGCCGGTAGTCACCTGCGTCCAGTTTTATTGATTCGGTGGCTACAGGCACACGAAGTATCTGCTTGAAGTTCTGTGCCTGTAGTGGGTTGTCTACGACTATGTGGCTGGGAAAGAGAAGAGGGTATTTCTCACGCGTGTCTATCTGTACGATCAGTTTGTCGGGCAGTCCGTATTTCAGCAGGCCGTTTATTTGCTTACTCATATACTATAGCTGTGTCCTTTCATATACCATCGGTACGGTTCTGCCTAATTCCATGGACAGTATAGTAAGTAAGGGTGGGTTTGTCAAGTGTTTATCTACAATTTTATCTACCGCTGTGATTTCCTCTCGGGGGCAGTCAATATAAACAGCGTCGATTATTTGGAACGCTATTCGAGCACGTAGGCGGGCAGCTATGAGATCACAGGTGATCGCGTACTGTGCGGACTGCATTATCTGGGCGGCCATGGCCTGTATCGGCATGTTACAGATTTCGTTCAGGTAGTTGTCGCACAGACTGGCACGGCCAAAGGTACGTGACCAGCCGGTAAAGAGCATAACATATCCGGTACGGCGCGCCTCGGCTATAAGGGAAGCTTGCCAACTACGAAAGACGTGATACTTGGCGTCGTGAGCATCGATTATCTGTTGGCAGCGGTCAAGTTCTATGTGGATACCGAGTTCCTGCATAGCAGTCTCTTGAAACTTGAAGGCTCCACCGAGGAAAAGCACAAGGAAGTTTAATTTCTTACCTAACTGACGTTCGCGTGTCTGGAAGGATTTGCTGTTGATGTCAGCATCGGGTGCGAAGAGTAGGCCTGTCTGGGTGTGACGATTTAGACCTATATTGTGTTCGTGTAGCATTATGGGGTCGCCTGACAGCAGGGCTGCTATCCGCAGTTCTATTTGGGACAGATCGTAGCCGAGGACTACGCCGTAGGGGTAGCGACTGGTCATGGTGTGTTTTATTTTAGAGGGAAAAGTCTGTAGGGCGGGGCCTTTGCAGCTAAAGCGTGCCTGTATGGTGCCCCCTTCGATACTGTTATCACTTTTGCCTGCGTGTGCGGGCATGGGATACCATGAGGGGTAGATCATACCCTTGCGTGAGTTCTCGAAGTAGTGAACGATACCCTTCTTGGGTTGATTCACCAGAGGGTTGGTGTAACTGGTGAATAGTTTAGAGAGTGTTTTGTATTGCTGGAAGATTAGCAGGTAGGGTTGCAGTCGGTAGTTGCTGTCGGGTTCCAGGCATTCGAGGATGAGGTTGACGTTCTCTTTATTGATAGATATTTGTCGCGTCTTTGGGGTTAGTTGTAGGCGACTGTCATTTATGAGACCCAGTTCTTCTACGGCGGTCGTGATGAGAGCGAGGCAACTGGTTTTGGAGCCTTTGCCCCGGAGTATCAGGTCCATTTCAGAAGCTTGTTCGATCAGGGTGTTGATCTCGGTGCAGAGGTCGTCATGTATTTTATGGATTGCAGGTACATCTACGCAGCTGCCTGTAGTTTCCATCAGGATTATACACCAGAGTATCTGATTTCGTATGTCTCGGCAGACAGTTGATGTTTTGGGGTTATCGGGCCCATACTTTTTGACGATCTCCTGCCACGCCATTTTGTAGAGGGCGAGAGTTGTAGCCACGTCTAGGCAGTTGTAGTATTGGAGATCGGGGTCGTCAGGGCTGGTTGCGGTGCCTGTTTTGCCGGTGACCGTTAGCTTAGTGTAGTCTGAGATACCATAGAGAGTGGCCAGTTCCTTTAGTCCTTTTTCGGGACGCTGTTCGTACCAGAGGAAGCTGACTAACAAGGTATCATCGAGATGGAGCCTGAGGGGACTAATCCAGTAGTTCAGGACGGAGTCATTTGCCCTTAGGAATTGAAGGTCGAATTTTATGTTCTGCCCTATAAGTAGAGTATTCTGAGTACTCATTCGATGGAACCACTCACGAATACGGATTATGTCCTTATCGAAGCGGTATACACAGGTTGTATAGCCAGATGGCCCTTCAGGGTCTTCATAGCCGAAAGCCACAGTAACTACCTGAGTACCTATTGGTTGCTTGTCGATGTGTAGGGCTTTGGTAGGATGAAAGACTGTTTGTTCGACACCCTTGAGGATACCGTAAGTTTCTATGTCCAGGCACACCAGTGGAGGCATGTGTTTGGGTACAGGCGGGTTGACTACCGGAGATACGGTTATACCGCCTGGGGTGAAGTCACCCGAGAAGTAGCGAGTCAGTAGCTCAAAGTGGGCTATGACTGCAGGCAGGAGGGCAGGATTACGTCCAGGCATCAGCATGGCCGGGTGATAAGTGAAGAATACGGGTTTGGGTATACGGGCATGCTCGGGTGAAATATTGAAAGTATTGAATGATGACAAGTCTGCACCCTGATTAGAGAATGCAGACTTTAGGGAGGAGAGCTTTGAAATCGTGAATGTTGCCCACCGGCCACAACACAGGATAGTTACACCCTCAGGGTAGTAGTTGCAGAGCTTCTCTATGTCTGCAGCCAGATGCACTCTACATTTGCCAGCCTGCCCACGGGTGGGGTCTGCGTTCATAGGCGGACGACAACGACACGAGTTGGACAGGTAGATGTCTGTAGTTTTAGAGATGCGGGTGGCCTCCAGGAAGCGTTGGAGGAGCTTACCCGAGGGGCCAATCCAACTGACGGACTGCTGGTCTTCTCGGTAGCCGGGGGCTTCTCCAACTACTAATAAGGCTCTGGACTTGCCTGAGGCTGCAAACGCACGCGTGGGGATACCCGGATGGGTAGCCGAATCATGCAGATCACACAGCTGACAGTCAGGCATCGGGTTAAACGTTGGCAGGTGCTTTGTCATTGGGACCTTTCTTGGTTGGGGGTGTTATTTTTTAGGTTTAGGTTCTTCTTCCGCATCCTCATAGTCCTTCAGCTCTGTTTTCAGTCGGTCTATCTCCTCACATATGGGACAGTGGTAGCCGTCGAAGGTGACGATTGCATCTTTATGCTTTTGACATATCTGTAGCATTATTGGTTCCTTTCTTATCCTCAACTAAACCGGCAAAAATAAGTGCTTTTTTCTGTGCAGGATTTACATCCTTGATATTTACCCATGTATCATACTTACAGGATAGACATCTAAAGTTTATTTCTGGTCTTATACGGGGATACTCTCTACGTTGAAAAGAAAGATCGACTACTTCTACACAATCATGTGGACACTTCATTTGCTTTACTGTATATTGTATTTTATGGGAGAGTCTCGTACTTATGGCATTATTAGCCTCCTGTAGACGGTTATGCTTACTGTTGATATAACTGAGTATCAAAAATCCTACGAGTACCACTTCGACCATTCCCAATATCTGTACTAATACTATCTCTTTCATTATTCACTTCCTTTCTTCGGTTCTTCGTCCACACTATAAACAAAATTTAGCAATGCGGAAGCTTCGTACCCACTCAAGACTCCTAATGCACGGTATTGAATCATACTAGTCTCCTTTTTAACCAGCACCATAGGGGCCTGTAGTTCGATTAGACGCTTGAGCCGCTCTGTACATCGGTTTATACCTTCCAACATACGCATCGTATCGCTGGCATTCAGCTCTAATAAAGGGGTAAGGGTTGCTTGTTGGTTTTCAACCAATTCACTCATTTTGGTTCCCTTCTTTCTTGATTATCGTCTTGCATTCAAGCTTTATTAGTTTTGTATTTGTACCTTTTAAGCTATCCGTAATAAACGCTTTAAGTTCGTCATGCTGTTTTTCCCTGTCACACTGCACTACATCGGTAATTACTGTGTTTTTGTGTTTTTTCATTATACTACTTCCTTTCTTTCTGTTGGAGGCGGAGGCACTCCCGGTAGCCTATTTCGCTATCCCAAGCTCTGCGTGAGTCTTCACCTATGTGCCCGTCTACCTTTATGGGATAGCCAGAGGCTGCCAGTAACTCCTGAATCCGGGTTTGGGTAGGCAGGTGATTCTCTGGCATTACGAGGTAGGTCTGACCCGCGTAGATAAACCAACCCCTGTGTATACCATGCCACTGGGTTAGACTCGGGAGCACAAGACCAGCAACTAACGCCACGAGGGCCAAACACCAAATATTAACTTTAGTATTAAAAACATCATGCCACATAGTACGTTCCTTTCTTTGATTATAAGGGGAGAACCGGCCCCGGGGGCACCCCCTGCTTTGGTTTATCAACGCTCCCATAGGAGACGCTTAGGTTGATTCACGTTATGCAGGTCAATGCTGATCCGGGGCTGGATTCTTATTATGAACTCCATTTCCTATCCGTATCCTTAAGCTTCTGTTTTAACCACCATAGTCTGCAGAGGGTCATCCGACGTATCAATAACTACTATTGGTTCGTCGTTAACAGAACAATCGAAGGAGCAATCCTTTATTTCAACCTTAGGTACCTGGTTTAAAGCTCCAGCCACCTTGTTTATTGCTCCACATAACTCAGTTATAGCCTTAAGACGATCCTCACGTTGAATGGTAACTTTAACCATCCCAATTTTAACTTCCTTTTTCATATCCGATTCCATAATAGGTTCCTTAATTGATTTTTTAACCTGTCCAACTCTTTACTCCGCAGGAGTCGGCAGGTTAGTACCGACTCCCACGAACTGCTTTCCCTTCCTAAGGTAGTGGGACCCTATTCAGGGTTTTTCAATCCTTCTTTGATACCCGTAATGATACCCTTAACCACAGGATAGTACGTAGGGTGCTTTCTTACTAGTATACCTTTGACCTCTGATTTGACGAATTCACCTATTGTTGGACCCGCTTTACTTGTGGTAGGCAAATCACTTACATTCTCTATGGCGTCAACTATGGCTATGGCGGTGTGCTTATAGGCATCCTCACTGATTAGGGTTTTATGTAACTGTAGTTTAGTGCGATAGTTTTTGTATGTGCCAAACAGGGTGCCGAAGAGGCCGCCAAGGGCTGTGATCAGCCATGCAAACTCAGGCATTAGTACGGTGGCTACACCCTGTACTGCAGGTAGGGCCTTCGCACTGGTATCCAGTGTTTGGTTCAGGGCACTGTTGGGGTCAACTATAGTCTGCAGGGTATCATCGCAGCCTGAAACTATTAGGATTATCCCAATGCACATGACGGTCAGGAACACTCCTATCCATACTACTCTTTTCTGGTCTCGGGTTAGGGTTTGCATTTGTGTCTCCTTGTGATTATTGTTTGGTTAATAGCTTCGGGCAACTTCCGTTGTACGGAGGCAACCCACAAAGTTCGCTTGATTGAGGCAGCGTGATTTTTTCGTAATACACACTTTTACCTGTTTTGTCGGTTATTTGGTTCAATAGTGCATTTTTGGCTCCTTTTATCGAAACATAATCGAAACATCACGTTTTTTCAGTTTTGTATACCTGTTAGTTAGGTACATGTAATTAAGGATGAGCCTGTTATATACTATATAAAAATATTTGTCAAGATTATTTATTATTTTTCTGCTTGTAGGGGAGATAGCGGAGTGGTAATTCATCAAAGAAAAGCTGTTAGGCTGTTAGGAAATTTTTGGG